CGCTGCCGAAGGTTTTCTACGATCAACCAAGCTGTCCGCCAATTCGCGTTCGCAATCTGGTCTCTCTTTTCTTGTACGCGCGTGTCATCAATACGAAGCTCGAGGAGAATTTGGCCGGCAAGATCCGTCTGTTTGCCGAAGAGAAGAAGATGTACCTTCCCTTCTCTAGCATCGATCTCATTATCAAGGTCATCATCAAGATCTTGTCTGTCACCACTGTCGGCGACATGATGAGCCGAGACACGAACTCACTCATGGAGGAGCTGTACAAGAAGACTGTCGGAGCTGTGCCGAGGTGGTTCAAGCGGGTGACGTCCATCAGACGTGCCGCCAAGAATGCTGCTATCGTTGACTTCCATGCGCCCATCTTTGTCTATCCCGGAATGCACGTCACTGTGCGCCGGAGCGATCAAGCTTATTATGGAGTCTCCTGGAAGTCCGAAGTCGACGTGCCGAGCAATCTCTGGACCAAGTTCAAGGTCTGGTTCAAGGCCATGGGCATGTTGAATTTCGACAAGCATTTCAGGCCTGTGATTCGCAACAGCGCTGACCATCTGGTTTTCCCGCATGTCGCGGCTACGGAGCTCATGTTCAAGCTCTACGGCCCGCGTTTCGTCCGGAGTTCCCAGATAGAGTCGTTCCAGAAGACGTATCAAGGGGGGGTTGTCAAGGCGAGGATGCCAGACGAGATGTTGCCAAGCTACTTACGCAATCACGAGGAGAAGAAGAAGCAGACCATCGCCGCAGTGCGAAAAGAACGCAAAGAACGTCGCGAAAGGGCGACTAAAGAGCGTCAAGACCGCATTTTGGCGGGATCTAGTAGACTGCGCGCATTCATGCGAGATCGATATGAGGCCGATATTCCCGAGGACGAGGTTGCAACAGATACATATGTGGATCACGAGTTGTGGTCGGTAGTTGAAAAACCGTACCCAACATCTAAATCCTTTGAGACATTTGTCCGCGAGACGAACAGGGCCACGATCAAGGAGTACCACGCTTTCTGCGAGCTAGAGGAGCATGCCAAAACGCTGCCCTCAGAAGAGGCTCTTGCAGAGAAGGCGGTTCGGGCCGACATTTTCAAGCCAAGCACTGGGCAAGCGGTTCCCATGGAGAGGCCGCATACTACAGTCGATAAAGCACCGCTCAATCTCTCAGAAGCAGAACCCGTCGTTGAGGTATCATCCCCGGCGGTTGTTGTGGCACTGCATACTGCACAGCGTCAGATTCTTGAGGCCGGAGGTGAATTGCCACCAGTCTCAGATACAGGCGTCTTGGAATGCATTGAGCACGGTTGTCAAGTTGAGGTAGGCGAAAGTGGTCCGCATTATCCTCTGAATCAACTGGCTGGCTGCGATTGCGCCGTTGCCGCACCAGGCGATCACGTCATTTCTGGCAAGTTCAAGGTCATTCGTAGAGGCCTCCGTTGGACTGCCAATCACGCCACCGCAGATGTCATCGATTCTGACGCCAAGGCTTTGCAGTTGCACAGGCAGGATCTTTACATGAGGCCCAAGGACCGTCGTGAAGCCAAGCTACCGAGCTATGAGACCCGCGTTGGAGACTGGGAGAAGGC